ATTGTAGTAGTAAAAGAATTAGATAAAGCAAGTGGTGTGTGGTCAATGCAAAGTCAATTTAGTGCACAGAGTCAAGGAACATGGCCAAAATTTATTATTAATTATACTGGAGTTCAATATTTTATATTAGCTGGAGGAGCTAGTGGAGGTAATTCACCTAGTCCAAATGGATCTGGTGGAGGTGGTGCTGGTGGTCTTATTTATCAAAATTCTGGAGGAACTATCTGTGGTGGATCTGTATCAATTACAGTGGGAGCGGGTGGTGCTGCACAAACTGGTAGTAATGCAGGTAATGCTGGAACCGACTCTGTTGTTTGTCAATCTGCTGGATTTGGAATTCTTACTGCAAAAGGTGGTGGACAAGGTAATAGAAACAATAGTAGTTCACCTAGTGCTAATCCAGGATCAGATGGTGGATCAGGTGGTGGTGGTGGAGGTGGGTACAATGGAACTTCAGGCGGATCTGGTGGATCTTCAACTCAAGCACCCTCAATGCCCAGCCCTTTACAGCCCTATGGTTTTGGTAATGATGGTGGATCTGGAGCCCCAGGACCCTCTGGTCAAAGAGGTGGTGGTGGTGGCGGTGGTGGAGCCGGTGGAGCCGGTGGAAATGCGAGTGGTAATAATGCAGGAAATGGTGGTAATGGTAAAGCAATAAATATAACAGGGTCATGTGTAACCTATGCCGGTGGTGGTGGAGGTGGTGGCGGTAACGGTGGATCAAATGGATCTGCTGGACCAGGTGGTGGAACAGCTGGAAACGATGGATCAGCTTCTTCTAACGCAGATGCAAATAAAGGTGGAGGATCTGGAGGAAGTGATTCTAACAGTGGAAGTGGTGGATCAGGTATTGTTATTGTTAGGGCACCTAGTTCTGCAACATTAGCAGTAACACCTTGTACGAATGCAACATCAACTCACCCTGGTGGAGATAAATTAGCAACCTTTACAGTTTCTGGAACATTGACAGTTTCATAAAAATTGTTATAAGAAAGACATAGAAAGATGAACCTAACAAATTATTATTGGTATTTTCAATCAGCAATTCCAGAACGTATCTGTGATGAAATAGTTAAATATGGAAAATCTATTTCTGATCAAATGGCGGTGACTGGTGGTTATGGTCAAGGTAAAAATTTAAATAAAAAACAAATTAAAGATTTAAAAACAAAAAGAGATTCTAATATTGTTTGGATGAATGATAGATGGATCTATAAAGAAATACAACCATATATTCATCAGGCAAATGCAAACGCAGGTTGGAATTTTCAATGGGACTTTTCAGAAAGTTGTCAGTTTACAAAATATGAAAAAGGTCAGTTTTATGATTGGCATTGTGATGGTTGGGATAGACCATACCAAAGACAAGAAGGTGACCCATCACATGGAAAAATTAGAAAACTATCTGTAACAGTTAGTTTGTCAGATCCAAAAGATTATAAAGGTGGAGAATTAGAATTTGATTTTAGAAATATGGATCCAGATAAAAAACCTAATATTAGAAAATGCACTGAGATATTACCAAAAGGATCATTAGTTGTATTTCCTGGTTTTGTTTGGCATAGAGTATGTCCAGTTAAAAAAGGATCTAGACATAGTTTAGTAATATGGAATTTAGGATGGCCATACAAATGAGTTTTCCAAAACAATTACAATTAGAAGAATATTTTAAATGTCCTATATGGTGGGCTGACGAACCTAAGTTTGTAAAAAAATTAAATAAAGCATCTGACAAATATATAAAACAATCTCAAAAAAATTTAAAAGAAAATATAGATAAAAGAAATAAACAGTTTGGAGATAAAGGAGATATGGGTCATGTGTTTCACTCAACAACATTAATAGGTGATCCTAAATTTAAAGAACTACAAGATTATGTTGGCGCAACTGCACACAATTTATTATTAGAAATGGGTTTTGATTTAACTCAATATCAAATATTTACAACAGAAATGTGGGTGCAGGAGTTTGCTAAACAAGGTGGAGGACACCACACTTTACACACACATTGGAATGGACATATATCTGGTTTTTATTTTTTAAAAGCATCTGATGCAACATCTATGCCATTATTTGAAGACCCTAGACCAGGTAATGTTATGAATCTTTTACCAGAAAAAGATAAATCAAAAATTACATATGCAACTTCACAAGTGCATTATAAAGTAAAACCAGGTAGAGTGATATTTTTTCCATCGTACATGCCACATCAATATATAGTTGATATGGGATATGAACCTTTTAGGTTTATACATTGGAACTGCCAAGCGATACCGAAAGGAGTTTTAGATGTCGTTCAAAAAAAATAAATATAGTGTTTTAAAAAATGCAATATCAAAAGAATTATCAAATTTTGTATATAATTATTTTTTAAATAAAAGAAATGTAGCAAGAGTTTTATTTGATTCTAGATACATATCACCATTTACAGAATACTTTGGTATATGGAATGATGAACAAGTTCCTAATACTTATTCACATTATTCAGATATTGCTATGGAAACTTTATTACAACAAGTAAAACCTGTTATGGAAAAACACACTGGATTAAAATTATCTGAAACATATTCGTATGCTAGAATATATAAAGAGGGTGATGTGTTAGCTAGACATAAAGATAGATACTCATGTGAGATATCTACAACATTAAACTTAGGTGGTGATGATTGGCCAATATATTTAGATCCTACAGGTAAAAAAGGTCAAGCAGGAATTAAAATAACTTTAAAACCAGGCGATATGTTAATCTATTCTGGTTGTGATTTAGAGCATTGGCGAGAAGAGTTTAAAGGTAAAGATTGTGGTCAAGTATTTTTACATTACAATAAAGCTAATTCTAAAATGGCTAAAGAAAATGCCTTAGATAAAAGACCTTTAATCGGTTTACCTTCATGGTTTAAAGGCATGAAGTTGACTAATTCTAAAAAATAGTCTATACAATAGACTAGCGGGGAGGGACGTCCACCACACTCCCTCTCTGCTTTTAATCTATTAATTAACTGCAAAATAGGTATAATGGATTATTATGCTACAAAAGATAGGTTTTCTTCCTGGTATCAACAAACAAATTACAGCCACAGGCGCTGAGGGTCAGTGGACAGACTGTGATAATGTTAGGTTTCGTTATGGAACTCCTGAAAAAATAGGGGGTTGGAAACAATTAGGGGATGATAATTTAACAGGTGCAGGTAGAGGTTTACATCATTTCGTAAATACTTTAGGTAGAAAGTATGCTATTATAGGCACAAATAGAATTTTATACGCATATTCGGGCGGTGTGTTTTATGACATACATCCTATTAAATCTACAACAACTCTTTCAAGTGCGTTCAGCACAACCAACGGATCACCCACAGTTACAATAACTTTTGGTAGTGAACACAGCATTAGTGCGGGTGATATAATATTATTAGATAATTTTTCTGCAATTACCAACTCTAATTTTGCAGCTGCCGATTTTAATGATAAAAAGTTTATGGTTACAACTATTCCTAATAGTACAACATTAACTATTACAATGCCCTCTAATGAGTCAGGATCTGGTGCAACTACCTCGGGTGGTATTAGAGTACAACATTATTATCCAGTGGGACCAGCGGTTCAAGCAAAAGGTTTTGGTTGGTCACTAGGATCTTGGGGTGGAGAAGTGGCAGGAGAACCAACAACCACTTTACAAAATGGTATTACAGACACTGCAACAACAGGCATTATATTAGTAGACTTCTCACAGTTTCCAACAGCGGGAACAAATTTTATAATTATAGGAAGTGAAGAAATATCTTACACAGGTATCACATCTACAGGGGAACTTACAGGTGTTACTAGAGAAGTAGCTGGAACAACAAAAGCTGCACATAGTGGTGGTGCAACAATTACAAGTTCTACTAATTTTGTAGCATGGGGCGAAGCAGCATCGGGGGACTTAGTATTAGAACCCGGTATGTGGTCATTAGATAATTTTGGTGACAAGGCTATTTGTTTAATTCATGACAGTGCAGTATTTGAATGGAACTCAGCTGCAACAGATGCAACATCTAACAGAGCCACGATTATTACTGGCGCACCAACAGCATCACGTCATATGTTAGTATCTACACCTGATAGACACTTAGTGTTTTTTGGAACTGAAACAACCATTGGAACCCCTACAACACAAGATGATATGTTTATAAGATTCTCCGACCAAGAGGATATTAACACTTATACACCAACTGCAACTAATACAGCAGGCACACAAAGATTAGCTGATGGATCACAGATTAGAGGAGCAATCAGGGGTAGAGATGCAATCTATGTTTGGACAGATACTGCTTTATTCACACAACGTTTTATTGGTCCACCATTTACATTTGGTTTTTCTCAAGTTGGAACTAACTGTGGATTAGCTGGACAAAATGCATGTGTAGAGGTAGATGGTTCTGCATATTGGATGTCGGAAAACGGTTTCTTTAGATACGCTGGTAAACTAGAATCATTACCTTGTTTAGTAGAAGATCATGTGTTTGATGATATTAATTTAGATTCAGGTAATCAAATGGTGTCTGCTGGACTCAATAATTTATTTGGTGAAGTGGTGTGGTTCTATCCAACTTCTACATCTTCTGTTGTTAATAGAATGGTTACTTATAATTATTTTGACTCTACTCCGCAAAGGCCTGTGTGGACAGTGGGAACTTTAGCTAGAACAATGTGGCAAGACTCAGCCGTTTTTGGTAATCCACATGCTCTAGAGTATGATGCAGCTACAGATACATCGTTTGATGTTGTAGGAAATACAGAGGGTAGAACAACATACTATCAACATGAAACAGGGACCGATCAAGTTAAAGGCGGAGCAACAACTGCGATAGTTGCAAGCATTGAGTCTGGAGATTTTGATATAACACAACAACAACAGGGTGTTGCTAGTATTAGAGGAGATGGTGAGTTTATTATGAAAATAAGAAGATTTGTGCCAGACTTTATCTCTCAAACGGGTAACACTCAAGTTACCTTAAATTTAAGGAATTTTTCTAATGATTCTCAATCAAGTTCTTCATTAGGACCCTTTACAGTTACGTCATCTACTAGTAAAGTAGATACCCGTGCAAGAGCTAGAGCAATAGCTTTAAAAATAGCAAACACATCAACTAATCAAAGTTGGAAGCTTGGAACTTTTAGATTAGATATACAACCGGATGGGAGAAGGTAATGGTAAATCCAATAGGTGGACTTGATCAACTCGCTAAAGAAATAGAGTTTTTAGAGGCAAATAATCCAGGCATAATGCGTGTAAGTGAAATGGGTGGAAGTTTACAAGATTTTTACACAAATAGAAATTTAACAGGAGCAGCCACTAAAGGAATACCAACTAGTGCAAACACACGGATGGAAATTATTCCTGATAATATTAATTTTACCGAGTTTGCACCTTTAGGTTATGATGAACTTGTGCCCTCCGCTGTTCAATTAGCTGAAATGGATCAAGGTTTAGATCAAGAAGGTATTTTAGGTATTGATCAAACTACCGCAAATTCAAACAGAGATTTTTATAATAAATTATTTGCAGAAGATCTTTACACTAGATTACCTGAAAATACGGGTTTAAGAATTGATTCAGATTTAGTAAATAAATTAAGAATGAATAATCCAGAACTAGCAGGTAGTACAGATGCACAAATAATGGATCAGTATAGTCAATTTTTTCAAAACGTTCTTCCACCGGGTCAAACACCTAAAGTAGGTTTTGGTCAAAGAATAAAAGATTTTATAACTGGCGGTGGTATTACGGGTAATATAATTAGAGGCATAGGTTCATTAATACCAAAACAAGATTCAAGAGCCACTGCAATTAAAAATTATTACGGAAATGTTGGTTTAGATAATATAGGAAGAATACAATCAGGATTAATGGCAGGATATAATCCTGTATCAGGTGGTTTTTTAAATATGATAACAGGGGGTAGATATGGAGATCCTACAAGATTTGGACTACAAAGAGCTTATCAAAAAAGAATTGATACAATAAAGAAAACTTTAGCTAAAAAAGAGTCAGATGTTTTAACAGCTAGATTAGCTGAACTAGAAGCAGAAAAAGCTAGAGAGTTACAAGCGTTACAAACAGCTCAAAGAGCAAAAGATAGAGCAGACATAGATAGAGCATATAGAGAAGAAATAGGAGATAAATACTCTGGGGGTGAAAGAACAACTAGAGTAGGTGGACAAAATATAACAACTTACGATGATCCTTTTGATCCAGGTGGAGGAGAGTAATGGCTGGTATAGAAGAGATGATTGAATTATTTAGAGGAGAAGCTCCTTCAAGATCTAAAATGGATTTTGGAGAAAACAGAGGAAGATATTATACACCGCAAAAAAATTTTGCTAGATATATGGCAGAAGGTGGAAATCGTCCTAGAAGTCAACTTATTGGAGACTTACGTGGAAAAGTAAAATCTTTGAAAATACCACTTTCAAAATATAAAGAACTTGGTGGAAATACTTTACAAGTAATTTTAGATGATGATTCAATTAGTAAAGCTAAAACAAACATACTTCAAACTTTTTTAGCAAGAGCTGGAAGTTTAACTCCTTTAGCTTTAGAAGGACTAAAGTTTATAACAAGTTTACCCGTGGCAACAGCAACAATGATATTACAATCAACACCTGCAAATGCAGATGAAGCAAATATGAAATTGGAAGATTTTGCTAAACTAGCAGAAAAAGAAAAAATAGGTATAGAAACAATTGAAACGGAGGATTTTGATTAATGGCTAAGATAGTACAAGTATTAACAAGACCCAGTAGAGACTATGATCTTTCTACTGCAGAAGCACAAGTAAGAGATCTTGATGCAATCGTAGAAAAATTAAATACTACGTTTCAAGAAGAATTAAAACAAGAGGTAGAAGCGCAAAACTTCTTTTTAAATTAATGGCAAATAGTTTCTTAAATAAAAAAGTAGATTTAACTACCACAGATAATACAACGTTGTATACTGTGCCAGATGCAAATACAGCTGTTATAAAATCTATATTAGTATCAGAGGACGCCGGATCAGGGACCACGATAACGGTAACCTTAACAGATGCTAGTTCTAATGTGTTTAGTTTATTTAAAACAAAAACCATATCTGGCAATGCAACAACAGAATTATTAACCCAACCATTAGTTATGGAAGAAAAAGAGATATTGAAGGTTCAAGCAGCAGATGCTAATGAGCTTCATGTTATAGCTTCTATACTACAAATACAGCCAAGAGAGGTAACAACATAATGAAAGTATTAAAACCAAAAGAAGTAATAGAAGAGATATATAACCTTAGAACAGGTGAGAAGTATAAAAACGATGAAGAGTGGAAGGCTAAAGGCATACCTGAATCCGAGATAAGAAAGGATGTTAGAGTAATAATGCCGAGTCTTGACTTATTTGGGGAAACAAAATAGAGTGATAAATTCAGGATATTCATACCTGCTTTATCATCAACTTTGGCAAAACTATGGCAATAACTAGAGGACAAATGCAGAGACAATTAAGACAAGATGGCGGGATCATGGATCTTTCACCAGTGCCAAGAGAGAACTTTGGACTAGGTAGTAAACTTAAAAAGTTTGTAAGAAAAGTAATACCAAACGAAGTAGCAGAGATTGCAACAAAGGCTGCTCCTTTTGTTGCACCATTTAATCCTGCAGTTGCTGCTGCAATGGCAGGTATTGGTTCTTTTGACCAAACAGGAAGAATAGGTGAGTCATTAAAAAGAGGTGCACTAACTTATGGTGGTGGACAACTAGCTAGATTTATAGGTGGTGCAGGAGTTCAAGGTAATCCGTTTACAGAAGGTGGAGCATTCAGAGGTGGCCTTGAAGGATTTAAAGGAGGTTTTAGTTCTCCTCTTGGAACAGAGACAGGTCTTAAATTAGGTAAAAGTGGTAGCACTCCAACAAAAGTTGAAGGTGTGGAGGGAGTAAAACAAAGCACTTTCTTTGAAGATCCCACTCTTTTACAAGAAGAAGGTTTAAGCCTTGGAGAAGGATTAGGTGGTGGAGATTCTATATTAGATAAAGGTTTTGATTTAATTAAAAAAGGTGGAAAAGAATTTTTTTATAAAGATGGCAAATTAGATAAAACAGCTGTCATCGCTGCCGTATCTGGAGCAGCTAGTTATGTAGAAGCATTAGCTTTGGCTGAGGATGCTGGTACAACAATTACAGAAGAAGAATATGACGAGGCTAAAAAAGCAGAAAAGAAAGCAGAGTACGCTGGTTACTTAGAGAACTTTTTTGATAGTAGAAAAGACGGCGGCAGAATAGGTTTTAATAAAGGTGGTAGCCGTGTAACTCAACTATTTAAATTATTAGAAGAAGCAGAAACTGCAGGAGACGACGATAAGATTAGAGAGATTAAATCAGATTTATTTAAAGAGTTTAATTTAAAATTAGCCCAAGGTGGCAGAATAGGTTTTGCACGTGGAACTGATAAAGACCCTGATGAGATTGAAGAATTTAAACAATTAATAAGTGGTGACATTATTGAAAACGAAGATCCAGACATGAGAGACATGGATGATTTAATGTCGGGTGGAGGCATTAGTTTTAGTAGACAAGAAAAATCATTTCTATTTAAAAAACTTGGTGGGTCTGGTGGTAGTGACAGATCTTTTACAATGCCACAATTATATAGAATATTAAGTAACCCTAATAGTCCCAATAATGTAAATGATGCAAGAGTATTAAAAGAAATAGCTGTCATAGGATTAGGTGGTGGTAGAAAAGACGGTGGTAGAATAGGTTTTAAAAAAGGAACAGCTCCTGCAGGAATGCTTGCTCTTCAAGACTATTTAAGATTTTTAGATACAGTAGAAAAAGCTAATAGAGGTTTTGATGAGGGGGAGAAAGTTGTAGGTGAAGTAGAAAAATTCATGAAGTTAATTGGTGATAAAGAATACGATAAATTTAGTAAGGAAGAGTTAGCTAAAGAAAAAAAATTATTTGATAAAGCTGAAAGTGTAGGGGAGATGTTATTAAAAGCAGAGGATAAATTTGGCACAGATTTTGATATGCAAAAAACCCCAGTAGATGCAGAAAACTTTGGTGACTATGCTCGTGAATTAATTAGAGATTTAAATAGAAGAGATAGAAAACTTGATGCTCTTGCTGAAAAAGCAGGTTTTAAAATGGGTGGAGAGGTGCCTGTAAGAAAAAACAAAGTGGGGATCGAAGAGCTTGACTATAGACAAAGTGGTGGCTTTGTACCTGTAGGAGTAAAAGAAAAAGCAGATGATGTACCTGCAATGTTATCTAAAAACGAATTTGTAATGACCGCAGATGCCGTAAGAGGCATTGGTGGGGGAAACGTTGATAAAGGCGCTGAAAAGCTATACAACGTCATGAAACAAGCAGAAAAAGTAGGTAGAGCATAATGGTAGCAGAAACTAGAGTAAGACGATCCCCAGAATTTGAAGCGGCGCAAGAGTCGTATATTGATCTATTAACACAACAGGTGGGTCGTGCTCCTGGCACAGCTGGTATACCAACACTTGCACAACTTGGACCACAGGTTGCAGGAGTTGATCCCTTAACTCAAGCAGCGCAACAAAGAGCAGCTACACAAGCAGGATTAGGTCAATTAGCATTTACACCAGAAGGAACAGTTAGTGGTATTGGAACAGGAACCGGTGTTGCAGGATTTCAACCATTCTTAGACCAAGCAGCGCAGTTTCAAACCGATGCAGCTACTACGTTAGGAGGAGTTCCTTCCGACATTGCTGCAGCTAGAACAACATTAGGTGGGGTTCCAGCAGATATTACAGCGGCTAGAGCTTTAACCGGACCTACCGCTTTTCAACAATTTATGTCTCCGTATCAACAACAAGTTATTGATACAACATTAGCTGAATTTGATAAACAAGCAGCGGCAGGTATACCTGGCCTACAAGCAAGTGCTGTTGCAGCTGGTGCGTTTGGTGGAGGTAGAGAAGGTGTTAGATTAGCTGAATATCAAGCACAATCAGATAAAAATAGAGCAGCGTTACAGGGACAATTATTACAACAAGGCTTTACACAAGCACAAAACTTAGCCCAACAAGACTTTGCTAGAAGACAGGCTTTAACTGGTTTACAACAAAATTTAGCACAATCACAACTAGGACTTGGTACAACAACTGGTGGATTAGCAACATCACAATTAGGACTAGGTGAGTTCTCAAGAGGACTTGCATCATTACAACCTTCTTTAGAAGCTTCAACACAACAGCAATTAGGTACAGCTGGAACTGGTGCACTATCATTAAGACAGGCTTTATTAGATGCAAATCAACAAAGAGCACAACTAGCTTATCAAGAACCAATAAGTCGAATTCAGGCTCTTGGATCAGGGCTTGCATCACAAGTCGGTGGTGTCCCAACAACTACTCAAACACTAGGAACAACGCAACCAGTAGCAAGTCCATTATCACAAGCATTACAAGTTGGATTAACAGCTTATGGTCTAGGTAACATATTTGGAGGAAACTAATGTTTTATAAAAGACCTTCACTTAGAATGGGTGGAATGCCCACTGGTATAGACAGTTTAACCCCAAGAGTACAAGCTCAAGAAGGCTTCTTTGGTAATAGAAATATGTTTTTGTTACCGTCTAATATAAAAAATTTACAAAATCAAAGATTTGATGTTGGCACATCTGGAGGAGTAATTACATCTAATGCTCAAAAAATGAAAAGTTTTCCTATGGATGCATCTGAAATGGGAGTAGCTTCTGTTGCAGAAGTAAAACCTACAGATTCAAGCGCTATTAGTGGAGGAACAAAATTTCAAAAAAAAGAACCATTAGAATTTAATACTACAGATGAATTTTTAATTGTAGAACAACAAACTAGAACAGGTGGAACTAGAAAAGTAAGGGTTAAAAACCCTAACTACATTCCAACAGGAGAGTTTAGAGATATTAAAGGTGGTGAGGGAAAAATATTTGTAGAAGATAAAAAAGAAAATGTAAGTTCAGGAGCAACTGCTAAAGATGGCACAAAATTTAAAAAAACTAAAATTGATATGGATGCGATATCAGATGATATTCTTAAAAAAGCTAAAGGTGAGAGAGATTTTAAACAAAGAGTTTTAGAAGGAGAAAGAGAGTTTCTTGAAAGAAACGAACCAAAAATTATTATAGACGATACTCTTGAGGGAGAAAACCTTGAGGATAGTTTTGAATCTGAGTTTGAAAAACAATATAAAAGATTACAAAAATATTTAGGAGCAGATAAAGATGAACAAAAAGGTAAGCTAGCCCTGGCTTTATCAGATGCTGTTGGGACTCCTGGTACATTAGCAGATAAAGCATCTGTATTAAATAAAGCTTTACTAGGTATAGCTACGCAAAAGAAAAAAGATAAAAAAGAAATTGCTAAATTAGCGTTTGCTGCAGCAACTGATCTCGAAGGTAAGAGAATTAGTGCCGGTAAAAAAACATCAGCACAACAACTTATAGATAGATATGTAGCCTTAAAAGGTAAAGATAAAAGAACCAAAGAGGAAGAGTTAGAATTAAAAGCTCTTGAGGCAGATTTAAAAATAACTAAAGATGACACTTTAAGTATTTCAGGTGCATTAAATTATTCAACAGCTTTAGATACTTTAAAGAAAAATTTAGAACAAGTTTTTGATAAAAATACCACAGATGAAACTGAAAAAAGGATTTTACGTAATAGAATAAAAAGTATAATTGCAGGTTTAAGAAAAGCAGGTATAGCAGATGCTACTATACAAAAAGATCTTACTGATTATCCAGGTGCTTTAGAGTTTTTTAGTCAAGGTGGTAGAGTAAACATGGCTAACGGTGGTGCTACAGATGCCCCAGCTGCACCAGTAGATACAAAATTAAATTTTGAACAACTTAGAACAAGATTACCACAAGAAATTACAGACGATATAATAAGATTAATTGCTAACAATGAAGAGGCTTTACAAGATTTTTCATTCATCAGAACACAAGGTGATGTAGGTAAGTTTAATGTCAAATATGGGGTTAATTTAGTTCTTCCACAAGACACAGCATAGGAGGATCATGGCTGACGATCTTTTCGATTTTAGTTTATTTAACACAGAACCAGAAGATGTTGACCCACAAGGTAAAGCTGGTTTTACAGATTATTTAACAGACATACCTGTAGGAGCTTTAAGAGGGGCCAGTATAGCTGTTAAAGAATTAATAAAGCTAGGAGCCTTACCCATAGACTATGCTGCAGATACAAATTTACTTTCAACAATAGATAACATTTTTGAAAAAATTACACCAGAGGTTGATACTCCTGTAGGTA